TTGAGTGTGCTGGCTTTGGACAAGATAGAGATAAGTCCAAATGGTTAGATCACGATAAGATGCCACACAATCAAAATCATCCAGATGTAAAAGCTCTTGTTGATCTACCAGTTCCTCATGTTGGATGTGATAGTTCATTCAGTTGGGGAAGTAAGTGGGGTCACTTGGCTAAACATGAGGACATTGAAACAATTGTTAAGAAGATGGACATGGTTAATTGGTATGGGAGAAAGGGACCCGCTTCACCAATAGCTGGTGATTTGTCACAATGCCTTCTTCAAAATGATGGAGTTCATTTAGTTATTACAGGTGGTGAACCTTTACTCAAAGGATTCCAGCCTGCACTAAGAGAATTGATTTATCATCCTGAAGTGTACACACGATTTGTTACTTTTGAAACTAATGGCACACAGATTTTTGCACCAGATAATTCTGTTGAGTTTATAAGAAAGTTTGGAGTAAATAAAAACTCTGGAATCACTTGGTCTGTATCACCAAAGCTTTCTAATAGTGGTGAGGCATGGACTGAAGCAATTAGACCAGAGGCACTTGCATCATACAATGCATGGCCTTATTCTTATTTGTATCTCAAGTTTGTTGTGAAAGATGAACATGATGTGGAAGAAGTACATGATGCTGTTAGAGAATACGATCATGCAAGAATTGATATAGATGCGATCTATCTAATGCCGGAAACAGGAACACCAGAAATATTAACACCATCAGATACAGAACATAAAGTAGCACAGTTGGCATTGAAGTATGGATATAAGTATAGTCCAAGACTACAGATTAATTTGTTTGGAAACGAGTGGGGGACATGAGTAAGAAAACTAAATCTATTTATCTTGATGATTTAAAACAGATAGGTCATATTAGAATAGCAGAAGAATTGTTAAAGGAAATAGATGAAATAGCTGCAAGTTGTAATATGAGTCGTAGTAAGTTGATGCGAAGAACATTAGAAGGTATGGTTCATTATATGAATGATGCACAATCATTTAATAAACCAAATTTTTTTGGGCAAAGACCATCTCTAACAGTCTGGTTAGATGAACGGGAACAAATGCATGATATGACTGAGCAAGTAACGAATCTTCATAAACAGATTGTGCAGGCGAAAACTGTTGAAGAAAAGTTGAATTTTATAACAGAACAGAATTTAAATGTAGCTAATATGATTAATCTTTTACATAAGAATATATCGACATGAGTGATAAATACAATTATTTTTATGATGAGTATTATCAAGACATGGCACAGCTTGTAGAACGATTTAAACTAATACCAAATCCTCATGTAGTATCAATCTATCGTGGTTCTTTACCAATGGGGGTACATCTGAGTAATGCATTAAAATGTCCTATGAGTATTGTTAAGTATCAATCAAGAGATGGTGAGGATGAGAAAGCCGAATGGATATTAAATCTAATACATGATGAAACAATTCGACCGACTGCTAGATTCTTTCCACATCTTATTGTGTTAGATGATATCTATGATACAGGTAAAACATTCAGAGCAGTTTTAGAGTTGCCTGAGTTTGAAAACAATATTAATTATCATTGTATTGCATTGTTTGGTAATGATAATAATGATAAGGTTACTTACTTACATGAGCAGTTATATAGATGGATTGTGTTCCCGTGGGAGAGAGTTAAAGGAGGTATGTGATGTATCGAAGTACAAAGACATATGGTAATGAAGTTGGATTGAGTTGTTGTTTTCGTCAATGGAGAGCTGATAGTCATTGTAATAAACTTCATGGTTATAGTTTGGGGTTTCGTTTTATATTTGAAGCTACAGAACTTGATGAACGAAATTGGGTTTATGATTTTGGCGATTGTAAATGGATTAAAAAATATTTAGAAATTGAATTTGACCATAGATTAGCTGTGGCAAAAGATGATCCTAAACTTGAAAGGATTCTGCACTCAGTTTATAATGAGATAGCAGATATTAATGTTATGGATGATGTTGGTTGTGAGAAATTTGCAGAGAAAGTATATAATTATGTATCACCAAAAGTATATACTGATACAAAGGGTCGAGTATCTCTTTATAGTGTTGAGTGTTTTGAACATGGTGCTAATAGTGCGATTTATATAAATCCATATGGGAGTAGTGTATGATGGATACAAAGTTTAGTGATGAAGTGAAAAAGAGAATGACGACAATCAAGCATAAGCATTTTGCAAATGATACGATATATATGTATCTTGATCCGGGTGATGTGAAACTTATTGAGTGTGAAGTTGCAGAAGCCTTTGAAGATGTATTAAAGGCATTAGTCATTAATACAACAGACGATCATAATACAAAAGACACAGCTCATAGAGTAGCTAAGATGTTTGTGCATGAGATTTTTCGTGGAAGATATTATCCTCCACCTGAAGTAACAGCATTTCCAAATGCAAAACAGTATGACCAGATTTATATGTCAGGTCCGATGAGTATTAATTCAACGTGCGCCCATCACTTTCAACCAATTACGGGTAAAGCATATGTTGGCATTTTCCCAGGTGAAAAAGTGATAGGACTTTCTAAGTTTAATCGTATGGTTGATTGGGTTGCATCAAGACCTCAGATACAAGAAGAAATGACTGAGCAGATTGCAGATATGATTGAAGAAGAAACAGAAGCAAAGGGAGTAGCTGTTGTTATTAAGGCAGAACATTTTTGCATGACAGCACGGGGTGTCAAAGAACATGAAAGTGAGATGATGACTTCAGTGCTTCGTGGAATGTTTCTTAGAAATACAAGTATGAAAACAGAGTTCTTCTCCCTTCTTAACAACATGAAAGGGATGAGAGAATGAAAAAAGTTATAAGTTTATCAGGAGGACTAGATAGTACCGTAATGGCTTATTGGTTAGTTGATAAGTATGGTGCAGAAAATGTATTGCCAGTTACATATTTTTATGGACAAAAGAACGGCATTGAAATTAAATCTGCACGACTAACTTGTGAAAAATTAAAAATACCATACAAATGTATTGACATAAGTTTTCTTGGAGATTTGTGTAAGAACGTAAGTTCTTTATCAAGTTCGTCAACAATAGATGTCCCAATGGACAGTAAAATGGAGCTGCCGGCCGCAGCTGATGTTCCAAAACATACAATACCGAGTACATATATACCTTATAGAAATTTAATTATGTTAAGTGTTTCTATGGCGTATGCAGAGTCACATGGTGCGAATGAAGTTTATATTTCATCTCAACTTACAGATATACATTGGGATTCACAGATAAATTTTGTTGATGCATTGAATGAGGTTTCGATTTTAAATATTGAACAGCCGATTATGGTTAAGGCACCTTTTGTTAGTTATAGTAAAGTTGATGAAATAAAAATTGGTACTAAATTAGGTGTTCCGTTTGAGGATACATGGAGTTGTTATGATCCACAGTTCTTATCACAACCATGTCAGGTTTGTACAGCTTGTATTAAACGTAAAGAGGCTTTTGAAGATGCAGGAATATTAGATCCTGTAATACATAATGGTCTTGCAATAAAGGAGTGATAAATGATTGAAGATATAAAGAATCGTCATGCAATATATATCCCAGCTTATAGTGATGGGTTAACAAAATTATTTTATAATAATACTGATAAAGATATTGCTGAGCATGAGTTGTGTGATTTTAAAGAAAAGAAGTCGCTGCGAATTTATAATAAAGATGTTGATTCATATTATAAAAATTCGTGGATGCTTATTTCTGCTGGTGTTCAATATGACAAGGCAGATGTACGAAAAAAAATTGGTGCAGAGAAAGCAAAAGTATTTATTGATAGTGGTGGGTTCCAGTTGGCTATGGGAACTGTTAATGAAAAAAAGTTTAATGATAAAGTAGCATTAGAATGGTCAGAAAAAAATGGTGATATATTTCCGATTTTAGATCGTCCTGTTCGTAACTTGGGTCCTGATAAACCATTAAAGACATATGAGGAGTGTTTAGAAAAGTCAGTTGCATCTGCAAAATATTACTCTGAGAATAGAACTCGTAGTGATGCTTTAGTTTTAAATGTTCTTCAAGGACAACAAAAGAAGAACATGGAAGATTGGTATAAGCATGTAAAAGATTATCAATTTGATGGTTGGGGAATGGGTGGAACAGCTGGTCTATATGGAAAAATGTTGACAGGTTTGTTGGTTCTTTTAAATAAAGGTGAGTTAGAAAAGGAGAAATGTCAATTAGTTCATATTTTTGGTGTGAGTTCTAATCTTGTTATGTTGTTTTTAAAATGGACACAGAGAATTTTAAATAATATGGATATTGATGTACAGCTTACATATGATTCTACTTATTGGAATCGAAGTACTGTATTTGGAGGGTTCTTTATGGGACCGAGATGGCGACCCGAAGCAGGTATGGAGCAAATTAAACTTACTAATCGACAGTTGGTTGAGGATTTAAAAGTATCTGATGAAGAAGCAATTATGATAGATGGTGTAAAACATCGAGCAATACCACAAGACTATTCTCGTATGGGTAAGAATTTTAAATTACCATGTGATTGTCCTGTTTGTTCTGATTTAGATGATAGCTATTCTTTTTTTAATAACTATGATAAAGATACAGGAAAATTACAGATGCATAAGTTTAATGTGACAATGGCATTTCATAATTTATATCATCAAATGCGTTATAATGATTTTCAGGATAGAGTATTGGATGCTAATCAAGATACTTTAGGAGGTCCTCTTGATAGTTTATTAAAGGAAATTTTTGGTATGAAAGTTTTTAATAAGCTAGAAGTTATAAAAAAGGTTCTTGAAAATCCAAAGAATCCTATGAATTATGATACGCTGTATGAGGACTTTAAACACCAACATTTGAAAGAAAAAACTCAAGCACCAAGTGTGTTCGACTTATAAATACTAGGTGGAGTTAAACTGGAGGTAACAAATGGCTAAAGAAAATACTGATGAATCTGATAAAAATAAACTAGTCCTAAAGCTAGGAGATGAAGATAGTGCTTTAATAGTACGATCTAATGGTGAAATTGAATTGGTTAGTCGTGAGTTACATGAGAATGATGATGCTAGCAATTATATAGGTGATCTTGAAGATTTAAATAGAACTTTTACACTTGTACTTGCGTTTGCAGCTGCATTAGAAAATGAACGATTATACCATGAGATTTTTCAAAATTTAAATTATGTTTTACATAAGCAGTGGGATAAGCTTCCGCGAGAAGAAAAAGAAAGAATTAAAGATATACGCAATCAAATAAAAGGTAGTCAGAGTCGCGACCCAGAGGAGTGGATGAATAAATGGCGAGAGGAGATTGAACGGGGTAAACAACATTTAGAAGAATATATGAGAGGAGCTCGTGAAGATGAACCGTTCGGTCCTGAAAATAGACCCTTTGATGATATGGAAATGAGGAGAAGGCCAAAGAGAAAGAAAGTGAATCCACTTAATAAGTTGAAAGATATAAAGTGGAATCCTAATGATAAAACATTAACAGCAAATAGAGTTGACGGCCCACATTCTCCTTTCAAAGGAGATTGGAATTTAGATTCACCACCTCAAGAGGAAGATTGATGAATCCATTTCAGTATGCGAATGACTTGATGAAGAAAAAAGATTATGATGGTGATTGTATTAGAGAAAGAAAAGACTACAAACCATTTTTTGTAAATCGTTCTTTATCTTATCAACCAGACTTAATTCATTATGCAAATATGATGAATGAGAATCCAATGCTTGAGAAGAAAGCTCATTATGATTTCTTGCATCAGACAGTTGAGAAAAGAAATAGACCTTTTCGACCTTGGATTAAAGCAAAGAAGTTAGATGATCTAGTAATAGTCAAAGAGTATTATAAGTACAGTAATAAAAAAGCATTAGAATGTTTGGATATATTGACTGAAGATGACATCAATTATCTGAAACAACGATTGAATAAAGGTGGAAAATCTCCATAGTATAAATATTATATAATGATTAGTTAATGAATTGAAAAGGAGATATTACAATGGAAGATGTAGCGAAATGGTCAATAGATGATATGGTTGAAGTGAAGCTGAAAGAAGATGATGATTTTCTAAAAGTCAAAGAAACTCTCACACGAATTGGGATAGCTTCAAGAAAAGAAAAGAAGTTATTTCAATCATGCCATATATTACATAAGCAAGGTAAATATTATATCGTTCACTTTAAAGAATTGTTTGCGCTTGATGGTAAGCCAACAAACATTTCAGAGAATGATATTGAACGAAGAAACACGATTGCAAACCTCTTGCATGAGTGGGAACTTGTAAGCCTTGTCATTCCAGAAAAAGCACAACCAACTGTTCCAATTCGTCAGTTAAAGATTCTCCCTTTTGGTGAGAAAGATGAGTGGGACTTGCAAGCAAAATATAGTATAGGTAATGTTGGAATTAAAACTGCTGATTCATATGAAACCGGTGGAGTAACAGAGATTGACAATACCTCGTTTGAGTAATGCTGGCATAGCTCAGTTGGTAGAGCAATTCACTTGTAATGAATAGGTCGGGGGTTCAAATCCTCTTGCCAGCTTGAATAGGAGATGTTATGAATATAAAAATTGTTAAATTAATTAGTGGTGAAGAATTGATTGGTGATTGGGATCGTAATAAGTTTACAATTTCTAATCCTGTTGTTATGATTCCTGTGTCTAAAGAACAGTTAGGGTTCCAGCCTTGGAGTCCGTTATCTGATGACGAAGATATAAAATTAAAAGAACAACATATTATTGCAATATTAACACCAGATACTAAATTGCAAAATGAGTATAGTAGAGTTTATGGCTCTGGTCTTGTAATGCCAGAAGATAGTGAACTAATTCATTAAGTTGTTCCTTGTTTATTGGCCTCATTTTTGATATAATTATATTATGAAGTTTTACACCTACATTGGTTTACTACGCAATCAGATATATGTACGAGAGTTTGATGGAAATGAAGAACATTCATATACCACAGGCTTCCAACCAACCATGTATCTTAATGCCCCACCTGAAAAATGTAAGTTCAAAACATTAAAAGGCAAACCAGTTGCTGATATGAAATTTGATGACATTGGAACGTGTCGCAATTTTATTAAAGAGCATAAAGGCGTAGTTGGTTTTCCTGTTTATGGCAATCCAAATTATCCTATCCAATATATTTCTGAGAAGTTTCCAAAGAAGTTTCAATGGAATATGAACAAGATCAGAATCTATACAATAGATATTGAAGTATCAGCTGAAGATGGTTTTCCAAATATCCAAGCAGCTGCTTCTGATGTAACAGCAATCACAGTTCATAATAGTTCAACAGATGAATATCATGTTTGGGGAACGAGTGGTTATATTCCACACGATCAAACAAAAACTATTTTATATTATGAGTGTGATGATGAGGAGGATTTGATAGAGGAATTTCTTCAATGGTGGGAAACTAATTATCCACATATTATTACTGGTTGGAATTGTAAGTTTTTTGATATTCCATATCTAGTTAATCGTATTAAGTATCTTGATAAACAACCAGCAAGATTATCTCCTGTTGGTGTTTTGAATGATAGAAGTGTTACGATAGCTGGTAGAGAGAACCAGTATTATACTCTTGTTGGTATATCTACATTAGATTATATTGATCTATATAAGAAGTTTACATACAAAGTCAGAGAATCATATCGTTTGGATTACATTGGTTCAGTAGAACTTGGCCTGAAAAAAGTATCAGTAGAAGATGTTCAGGGATATGATCTATATAAAACCAATTACCAGAAATTTATTGAATACAATATTCGTGATGTTGAGATTGTAGAGAAGCTTGAGGAGAAGATGAAGTTACTTGAGTTGGTTATCACTCTGGCATATGAATCCAAGATTAATTTTGAAGATGTATTCTCTCCCGTGAGAACATGGGATGCTATTATTTACAATTTTTTGAAACGTAAGAACATTATCATTCCACAACAGGAAGATAGAGATGAACGAAAAGAGATTATTGGAGCATATGTTAAAGAACCACAGGCTGGATTGCATAAATGGGTAGTGAGTTTTGATCTCAATTCTTTGTATCCACATCTGATTCAACAGTACAATATAAGTCCAGAAACTTTATATAATGGAGTTGTGTGTGCTGATTCCAAAGATATTGGGGTAACTGGATTATTGGAGCAGAAATTAGATACAGAGTATTTGAAAGAGAAACAGTTGACACTTACTCCAAATGGTCAACATTTTATTTTAAAGCAGAAGGGATTTCTTCCTCAACTGATGGAAGATATGTATAATGAACGTGTTGAATTTAAGAAGAAGATGTTGCAAGAGCAACAGAAATTGGAGGATGGTAACTACACGAATAAACAAACAGTCGTTAATAACATATCCAGATGTAATAACATCCAGATGTCTAAAAAGATTTTGTTGAATAGTGCTTATGGTGCATTAGCTAATCAACATTTTCGTTACTATTCACTTGAAATGGCTGAGGGCATTACAACATCGGGTCAGTTAGCAATTCGTTGGATTGACAAAAGTATAAATAAATACATTAATAATCTACTTCACACGGAAAATATAGATTATGTTGTTGCATCAGATACAGATAGCATATATATCACATTTAGCAGATTGGTTTCTCAAGTCTTTAAAGAGACAACAGATACTAACGACACTACAAAAATTATCACCTTCCTTGATAAGATCAGTAAAGATAAAATTGAACCATATATTGATAGTTGTTATGAAGCTCTTCATTCGTATGTAAATTCATATGCACAAAAAATGCAGATGGGGAGAGAAGTAATTGCAGATAAAGGTATCTGGACAGCAAAGAAAAGATACATACTTAATGTTTATGATTCGGAAGGGGTAAAATATAAAGAGCCCAAGTTAAAAATTATGGGTATAGAGAGTGTACGCAGTTCTACACCAGAATGGTGTCGTGATAAGATTAGAGAATTGATTGGAGTAATTATAAATACTGATGAAGCTACTGTTATGAAAAGTATATTAGAGTATCGTGAAAAGTTTACATCATTAGATTTTGACCAGATAGCATTTCCACGATCAGTTCATGGTATAGAAAAATATTCATCAAGTAAAAGTATATATAGTAAAGGAACACCAATCCAAGTGAGAGGTGTTTTATTGTATAA